CATCTTTCTTCTGCTTTTCTATTGCATCGGTTCGCAGTTTGGTTTGATAAGTCAGCCTTGCGACCTCTTTCTCGTGAATCAGTTGCGCTCGCTCTTCTTCTTTCTCGGCTGCTGCAATCCTTGCGTCGTAAGCAGCCATCAATAGTTTCTGCACCTTTGCCTCGCTTTCGCCTCTTGCCTCTGCAAGTTCAACCTGCCTTTGCGCTAATTCGGATACCGCCTTGAGGTCTTTCGTTTCAATGCCCAAGAAATCCTTTACGGCTTTTGTAAGTTTTTCCCAGTTCTCAACAAGCAGTCCAACACCAACAATCGCTGCACCAATACCCGTTGAAATCAAGGCGGTCCTAAAGAGGCGAAGGCTTACGATGGTTCCTTTCAGCGTCTTGTCGTAAAGGGCCAAGGCAATCCTGTTAGCGGTGGTTGCTACGGCACTCGTCTTAGTCGTAATGGCAAGCAAGGCCTGTATGCTTTGAAGCAAAGCCATAGACGCTTGAACCTTCATCATTGTTTTTTGAAGGTCCTCGTTCTCTTCGCCATACAAGGCCGACATACTCGTCGCAATCGTGAACCCTGCAGTTACTGCGGTCAAGGCTTCCGAAAACAACTGCATCCCTTGCGTTCCTGACTTTGCGACCGAATCAACGGACTGCTCAACGCCTTCAATGGTTCGCTTGAACTCCCCTGCCTCTTGCTGAAGCCTTATGAACTCCTCGGTGTTTTGCTTGCCGGCAACGGCAAGTTCAATCATCCGCTTCTTCGCAGCATTCAGTTTATCCTCAAGTGATTGAAGTGCTGGACCGCTCGCATCAGTAGCGGTTACCTTAATCGCAATTTCTTTGTTTACGTCTGCCATAGTTTTTTATTTGTCTGCCCATGCTGGTAATCCCGACACAACCTCCAAGACCTGACCTTCCGTCCCGATGCCCAAGTTGACCCAAGCCGCTCCATCCCAATACTTGATGTCGCCCTCTGCATCGCCCGGAGTAAACCCCGCACCTGCTGGACCGGGGTCGCCTTGCGCACCTGTTGCACCTGTTTCACCGGGAGGACCTGCAACCGCTGGGAGTTCTTTGATGGTTGGAATGGGAGGCACTTCGTTCGGGTAATCCGAGTCCGTTGCTGGAACGGGGCCGTCGTAGGGTAGGTAACCGATTTGCTTGTACACAAACTCGGTCAAGTTGAGAATCCTGCGAAGGGTTACCCGACAAGGCTTCTGCTGACCTATCTCGTAGTCCCGAATCTCAAGCAGCCTCCAACGGACCCCTCCGTAGTAGATGGGAGTGCGGAAGTCGAGTTGGCTGATGTCCACCGCATTGAGCATAATGGACAACTCCAACTGCATCGCCTCACGACTGACGGTTTCTTGGATGAAATTCCACCAATAGATGTTGAAGAGGTTGTTGTTCGTGTATAGGTAGGGGTCGCTATTTGCGGCGACATTCACCGCATAATACAACTGTTTGGGTATCCCGAAGGCAAGGTCGAAGTTTGCGTCGTAGGGGTTGTCAAGGTGGCTGACAAAGGGAAGGCTCAACAACGACTCTGCGAGTGCTACCGAACCGCTGACCCCGTATTGGTAGGCCCACGTCGTCGGTGCTTCGATGAGGTTGTATTGGGCTATGCGGTAACCGCTCTGCAAGGTCTTGATGGTTCCCGACAAAGCGGAGCCGTCCAAGTCCCAAGCCCTGCCGATTACCTTGTCAGTTGTGAAGTTCGCAGGGATCAGGGTGCTGCAAGCAAGTTCGACGACGTTCTCGCCTTTGCCGTAGAAGTTGTCGGTTGTGAAGATTCGACCTCCGTAGCCTTCCTTGGCAAGCGGGTAGTTTGACTTGTCCAACTTGGACAAATAATCCCCGGCATCCTTGTACTTGAACACGATGGTCTTGTATTGGTTCGGGTCCCCGTTCGTGATGTTCTGCTCGGCATTCTCATCCGATTTCTGCGACCAGTCCACGACCCCCGATGAATAGAAGTCCACCCAAGGCTCCACGATGAGGTTCTTCGGGTCGGCAGGGTCCGGCATGAAGTAGAGGTTGAACATCTTTTGCAGGTCTTGCAGGAGGTCGCTCTGCTTCACGTCAGCAGGCAAAGCCGTAGCCATGTCAATCGTTCCAACACTCGTTGGATTCTCCAAACACTCCCAAAGAACCGTTGAACCGCTCAAGAGATTGCAGGCCGTGCTTCCAACGCCTGTCATCAAGACCCTTATTTGACTGCTGGTATTCAACTGGATATTGCTCCAAGTGATTACATTGGTTCCACTTGCTTGAGCCGTAAAGCCCCTTGATGGACTGACGATTCTACTCGTTGATGCGTCGTATAGGTAGAGAAAATTGTAGGTTTGATTGATGAACTGCGTAACTTGTCCAAAGTCCAATTTAACCGTTACGTTCCATCGGGTTGGTAGCGCAGGGAGTTGTAGAGTGCTTGTGCCTGTGTTCCAATAGCCGGGGCGGTCATAGTAAGGACTTGAGTCATCGGCAAAGTTTAGATAACCGCTAAAGGTCCCTGAAAAGTTTTGACCGCTCGTACTTGCAGCAAAAATGTTTGACCCCGAAAGGTTTACCGATAATTGCCCGGCAGCGTAAGGCATAACCAACTTACCGAACCGCTCCGAGTTGAAGAACTCCGATGTGTACCGATACCCTGCCTGTGCGAAGATGAGGTCCACCATCTTCTTGACGTAGATGCTTGGAGTCATCTTCCAATAAGGGACCGCAAACCATCCCTGCGTTGTAGCGTCCGTATAGCCGTAGTTGTCAACCAAGCCGTAAACGTAACCGCTTGCACCCGATGCGGTCCAAGTAGCGGAAACATGGGCTGAGGTCAGCGTGTGGTTCATGTCGGTAACGCCAGCAGTTGTCGCAAGGAGGTTGCCTTCAATAGCCTTGAACAGGCTCACGTCCTCGGAAAACAAGCCGACCTCGTAGGTTACTTCGCCCCGTGTCTTGGACATTGAAATCAACTGCAATACTCCGCTGAACACCTGCACCCCGTCCTCCCACATCGCTGCACGGATTCGCTTGTTGGGTTGGAATCCACCCACGAAGGACTGAATGTTGTAAGCGTACCCGAAACAGGCCCTGTTGGTTGGCGTGTTTGGCAGGGTTATCGTCTTACTGAATGACCCCCTCCGCTTGGTTATGTCGGCAATGTCCTCCACGCTAAACGTGAGGGCGATGTCAACCTCGCCCATGGTGTCCAGCACATAAGCCAGTTCGGGTTGGTCGTAAAGGGTCGCAAAGGTTGAGAACAGGCAGCCGTAGCAAGCGTCCTCCCGGCTTGTAGCACCATCGGCATCGGCTCGGTCGTTGAACGCATTCCAAGCCTGCAAGTCGGTGGTGTAGTCAGCAGTCGGGTAGGCGATGAGGGTTACGCTCATAGGATATTGTTCTTGTAAGCAACTGCAACCTCGACCTGCAACTGCGTGAGGCGGTCGTTCCTGCGAGTCGTGAATTGGTAAGTATTAGCGTTGACGATAGCCTCAACCAACTGCCCATCCAGTTCGAGCCATACCTGCCCGGATCGGATCATCTCAATCAGCCAAGCGGATTCTGCATCCGTGAGCCAATCGGAGTTGAGTGCGTAAATGTAATCGAACTCGCCTGACCACACCTTGTCGTAGGTGGTAGTCGCATAAACGTCCGAGTTATAGCCAAACGTCTGCCGGGTAATGTTGGCCCTCTTGCGGTTCTTAAGCGTGAAGGTGTAGGAGTCAATGCCCCCGTATTTGTTTTGAAAGTGAACGGGGATGGAGTTGAACCGCTCGCAGGGGCCAAGCGTGTGCCTGTATGATTTTGTCGTATTGCCTCCGCTATCTAAGAAGGCAATAGTATAGTAGGCTCCATCTCCCGTTGGGAAACTCACCGACCCTGCCTGACTATCGGAGCATTGACCCGAAGTCAAGGATTTAAGGTTCATTGGTCCAGCACCAAAGCGGTTGATGGTCTGGGATGCGATTCCGCTTGGAACTGCGACCTCAAAGGACCTCTGCGAAACCCCTGCCGAGTTGAAGTATTGAACGGCCGCTGCCGTGTAAACGCTTCCCGACTGACCTACTGCGAGCCATCCGTAGCCGTTTGAGTAAACCATTCGGTTTGCAACGGAGGTAAGGGCTTCGCTTACTTCATCGCTGACCGTGCTTGGAAAATAAAGGGTGCTGCTCCAAGTCGCAAGTTCCAACTGCTCCAAGTTTCCTGCAAAGGCAACATTCCCCGACACGGTGGTAACGATTCCCGTGTAAACGACAGGGGTGTTTCCGTATTCCTCCATAAAGTCGAGGCGATATCCCGAATAGTACCCGGCATGATCCACAAAGCCCGTTTGGGTCAGCGATGGCTTAGTCGGTGCAATCAGCGTTTCTACCACCTTGGCAACGTCGAAGAAACCGAAGTTGGTGGTGGGCAGTTTGTCGCACTTCAACCGGGCAAGGGTCGTCCCTGCTGGGTTCTTGACATCGCAGACGTAGCGGTAGTTTGGTTGAGCAATCAGCGAACCGCTGACCTTGAATAGCATCTTGTTGTAAACGGGTGTAGCCACTTGGGGCGACCCTGATAGGACGGTTGTTGCCATTTTATAGTTTGGTTGCTACGCTTATGGATTTGCCAAGGGTTTCAGCGATGGTGTTCACCAAAACGTCTATCATTTCGGGGGATAGGGCGTTAGACATGAAGTTCGTGGCCCTTGTGCCTCGCTCACGAATGCCAAAGGCAATAGACCTGCCATCAACCAATCCTTGCTCCTGCTTTGTCCGCATTCGCTTGAGTTTGCGTGAATAGGTCGGAACGACAGGAATGCCCTTATTTGCAATCCAGTCGGCAATGGCTTGGGGTGGTGGAATTTTGTCCTTGTATTGGAATGGCGACCTTGGAGCCTTTAGGCTTGACGTTTTGCCTCGCACCCCTTGGTCAACGTACTTCCAGTAAGGGTTCGCCATGATAGCCACGACTATTTGCTTTGCCGATAGTTCGATGTCTTCGGGTGCGATGGATGCCGATAGCGTTCCCCCTGCGTTTGCGTTGGCTGCTTCGAGGTTCTTCTTCGCAAGTTCAATGACCCGTTCAATCCACTTGACCAGCACGTCGTGGGTTGGCGACTTGCCTCCACCTTTGGGGCCGACGACTGAACCAATCCCCTCCAAAGCGGTTTCGTCGATGCCCTTCATCGAACCGCTGCCGAACTTGCCTACGGGTTTGCCATTGGCGAGGATGGTTGTTTCCATGTGGGTAAATGTCCCCCGTGCTGGAATGTGTCTATCTGCGCCTTGCTCTTTCCGCCTCCATCCTCTCTGCTTCCAAGATATCGTGAATTAGGAGCGCATAGTTCAAAAACTCCACCGCCTTCATGGCGAAGATGGCGTCGAATTTCAGCACGTCCTTGTTAGCCATCCTCCACACGACCATCAGCCATCCGTAGCCGGCAAGAGGGCTTACGTCAACTCCCCGGCCTTCGTCATCAGGTGCTTGGAATAGTCGCTCAAAACTTTCAAGTAGGATTCTGAACTTAGCAAAAAAAAACTGACAACCCCCCAAACGTCGCCCACCTTGGCGTGTTTCTTCATCAACTCGGCTCGCTCGGCATGAGCAGCCCCGTCGTATTTCTTGGGGAAGAATCCAAATAGACCGCCTTCCCGGCACAAGGTCGCCATGATTCGGTGGAGGTTTTGCAACAACTGCTTCTCGTCCGTCGTGTTTGCGTCCATTAACTCTATCAACTGCCCAGCGGTCAACTCGTCCGTGAACACCGTCGGGATCCACCACTTGCCCCCGGCTTTGAACTTTCGCTTGTACCCAAGGGCAGGCAATGCGTTCCACTCGCTGATAATGGCCTTGTAACGCTTTAGGACGCTCTTGGCGGGCATTTCTCTCACGATTGATATATCCACCCCCTCAACGATTGCAACGACCCCTGCTCGCTTGTCGTAGTCCCCGAGGACGCTGGAGAACTCAATGGCTCCGATGCGTTGGAACTGGTCAATGGTGAGGTCTTGGAGTTTCATAACTTGACAATCCAAGAGGTATCGGTGAAGTATTGCAGGGGTTCACCGAGGCAGTCCATGACCGCCTTTAGAACTTCGGGCATATAGGAGTCGTGTCCTGCAATGTAACCGCCCGGCTTAACCTTGGGCTTCCAAGCGTTGATGTCTTCCACGACCGAAGCGTAGGCGTGGTCAGCGTCAATGTACACGAAATCAAGAGAGCCATCGGCATATTGCTTGGATGCTTCGATGCTGGTCATCTTGACCTTGGTGATATTGGGGTAATCCGCAAGCATTGAGTCAAACATTTGCTCGGCTTGTGCTACTGCACCCCAAGACCAAGGGTCAATGCAGTGCAACTCTCCGCAGTGAAGTGCAATTACACGACTGCTGACCCCTGAAAAGCATCCAACCTCTACGCACTTGTCCGTTGGCTTGAGGTACTTTTGGCAAAGGTCAATGAGGCCGTCCACCTTATTTTCATTCTCAAGGGCGGTCCAATAAACCCTCGGTGTATTGCGTAATTCCTGCAAGCGTTCGGCTTTGTCTTGTTTCATCGTAAATAGTTGTAAAATGAAAGGTATTGTTGAATTGTTTTAACGATTTCGGTCTTGGCTCGCATCTCTTGTGCAAAGTAGCCATCCGCATCGTATCGGTTGAAAATCCATTGAGAGTCGCCTATGACTTTGCGGTCAGCCATAAAAGACCCAGAGTCAATCTGACCGAGATGCCACTCACCTGCATTTAGACGATGTATACCATCTTTATGGCACTGCTTCCAACATACCAAGTCTTCGGTGCAGTCCTTGACCGCTTCCCAAAAATCAGGATGCAGGATGGTATCATCATCAATTTGCAAGACATAGCCACCTTGAATCAGTTTGTTTGCGAAGTTCCTTTGGGCGTGTCCAGCAGAACCTCCTTCAACGTGGTAGGAGTGTGCCTCTGCATTTGCAGGAATTTCAACGGATGGAACCTCGTCTGCATCAAACACCACAATCCACCTGTAATGATTCTTGGGAATGTTTATTGAATCCGCAATGGCCCCAAGGCTTTCGGGTCTTGAGCAGGGTGTAACGATGTTGATGAAAGACATTAGAAGGTTATGACAAAGCGTTCGGGTGAAGGCCATCCGGGGTTGGAGTCGTGGACCTTGGTGTCGGGTTTCTTGCCAATCCAATGCTCTGCCTGCCAGCGGTGGTCCCGTACAGGTTCGCCCAGTTCTTTGATGTGGGAGGATTTGGCCCACCAATAGGTTCCACCAAAGTAGGGGTAGCCTTCGGGGTTGTTGTGGTCCGCCATGTGAGGGAACTGCTCCTTGGTAATCCAATGGCATCCGACCGCATCCACTCCTTCGAGCAGTTGCAGGCAGCGTTCCCAAGCCACAACGTTGAAGAAGGTCATGCTGCGATTCCAAAGTTGGTTGATGAGGGATGGGTCGCTTGCCCCCTTGGTGTGGGCGTACAGGTAGACGGCTTCCTCTTCCTGCGAGGCCCGGTACATCTCGGTCAGCGTCGCCTGCTCCCAAGCGTTGGTTCGGGTTACCACGACCTTGACCTTATCGGCTACCATTGACCCTTCCAGCACCTCCTTGACCGCTTTGCGTTGTTCGGGTGGACCGACGATGCCTACACGAATCTCATCCAAGACATTGATAAGCCCGTAATTGCACACCGCCATCATGTGTTGATTCAGGATTAACTGCCAGTTCCCCCCGCAGTAGATGTGGTAATAGTGGATGACTTTCATAAGGTCCAAAGGAGGGTTAGAAGGGTGAGGATAAAGAAAACGGCTGCAAGCGTCTTCCCGATTTCGATGAGCAGGTCAAGGATGCGTTCGGGGTTCATTTAAGCAGTAATAAAATCTTTCATATTGTTTAGGGGTTCATGGGCTATTTGATGAAGTGATTTTTCATGTAATCATCAAACTCGTCGTCTATATCTTGATGCTCGTTCTTGTACTTCCAAGCATCCTTCAACTGCTCTATCTCTAATTTCTTAGCCTCTCTCACTATTTGGGCAACTCTTTCCTTATGGACAGGCAATTCGTCTGCCGTACAAAAAGTCCCGAAATAGCCCTCTTTGGTCATCATTTCAACAATCCACTCAACTGCTGTTTGCTTCATGCCCCAAAGTTACACCACAACATACTTACCTGCATTACTGACCCTTAACTTGTTGAGTGCCACATAGCGCATAGCATCGCAGGCGTGATTGAAGGAATCAATCGGTACCCCCGTGTTCTTTCCCTCTTTGTCGGTAGCCCAAGTGTAGGAGCGCAGTTCCTTGATGAGGTTGGTGGAGTCCTTGGTTACCTGCAATTTAAAGCGTTTCAGGATGTCTATCCCGTTCCTGACCGAGTCGGGGCCTTTCTCCGCTGGCTTGATGTTGAAGCCAAGTCGGTAGATTTCCTCGATGCTCTTGGGTTCGGCTGAATCGGCAACTATCTCCCAAGCCCGGGTGATGCCGAGCGACCGCAACTTGTCTGCGATGTCTTGGTTGGTCAGGCCCGTTGAGTACAGTAGTTCCTGAATGAGCAGGCAGTCCCCTTGGCGGTATATAGCGACCAAGGCCGTAGGGTCGTTGCTAAAGCCCCAGTCAAGCCCAAGGGCGACGAATTTCGCACGGCTGACATCGATGCCCTCCACCACCTCGAAGTCCTCGTATATCGCACCCTGAAGCGTCCCGACTTGACCGAGGCCGTACACCTTCCACCAGTTCGCCCAATAGGCACTCGTTTCGGCTTTGGTCTTGGCTTTCTCAATCTCTCGGATGATGGCAGGGTCAAGGGCTTGGTTGTCCTTGTAGGTAACAAGCAGGAACTCTGCATCGATGTCCTGCATCAATTCGGTATGCGCCCAAAACTCTCGGACTGGATTGTAGTCAATGTAGATGGCGGTCCTTGTCCTGATTGCCAGTTGGTGATAGGCTTCCCATGTGATGTTGTTTGCCTCGTTCACAAACAGCACGTCCCTCCTTGCCCCTCGCATCTTGTCGCTCTGGTCAGCGGAAAAGAACTCGATGTAAGAACCATGCGGAAAGTCATATCGGAGCAGCGTTCGGTTGTATAGTTCCTCTTGGTAAAGCCCTGTCATGTTGAGCATCTTGAGGAAGTCCTTGAGCGCACCCCTGCGAAGGTGGGGGATGGATTCGGAAACTACCGAAATCTCAAGCGGACCGCATTCGGGGTTGGCTGCATAGGAGTAGAGCAGGGACAGGATGGCAAAGGTCTTGCCTGCCGATGAACCGCCTTGGACTATTCGGACTCTCTTGCGGAATCCATCAATCTTGATTGCCGTTGTTGTTGGTGTCAACTTGTAGTTTTACGCCCTGCCAAATTGGTTGAGGCGATATGGTTGCAGCGACCTCCTGCTTGGGTTGACCGTACACCCGTGAGAGCAGGGTTTCCATGGAGTAGAGCGTTCCCTTTTCGATGGACTTACGGATGGCCGAGGCGATGGTCTTTTCGAGGACCGTTGCCGTCGGGTTGTCCCAAACTGCCTTGACTTCCTCTAAGGTCATAGCCATCATGTTTTGGATGGTGTCGTTGATTTCGGACCGCTTGTACCCTTGGTCAACCAAGGTGCTGACGTACTTGCGTGGACGGCCATTGGGGTTGCCTGACTGCCCTTTTTCAAACGGCTTGTTATTTGGTATCGGGTTACTCACGGCTGTTATTCGGCTGTTTTGTACGGCAGGCCGTTCCTCTTGACCTCCAAGGTCGGGTCGAGTTTAAGCATCCTGTCCACGATGACTTGGCAGTACTTCGGGTCAAGTTCCATGCCGTAGCACTTGCGGTTTAGTTGGTGGGATGCGACCATTGTTGAACCACTGCCGAGAAAGGCATCAGACACAATCCATCCCTCCTTACTGCTATTTTGTATCAAAGGAGCAATCAGTAGGATCGGCTTCATTGTTGGATGTTCTATGCTCTTATGCGGTTTGTCGGCACGCAATATGGTTGTGGCTGTTTTTTCGCTTAGTATCTCGGTCAGCATCTTCTTCATCTGATCTTTTGTCAACTTAGCGATGTTGACGTTATCCTCGATTACTGTTGTATTGGTTCGGTTATCCACGAAGTAATGTGCTGCACCCTCCTTCCATCCATACAAGCAGGATTCGTGTTTCCATTGATAATCTTGACGACCCAAAACCATAGTGTTTTTTACCCAAACCAAGCACTGTTTAAGTAAAAGTCCACTGGCAATAAATTGATTTCTAAATTGCGTTTCGGTTATACCCGGAGGGGACCAAACATACCAAGCCCCGCCTGCTTTTGTATAGGAACCAAGTGCTGTATAAAAGTCATACAGGAATTGATCAAAGTCTTCATCTGATTGTTTGTCGTTTTGTATGGTTAGTGCGTCTTTTGTCTTTCCTATATAAGCCACGTTATACGGTGGATCAGTCATTACCATATCCGCAAGGCATCCGTTCATCACCTTTCCCCAAGTGTCGGTCTGCGTGCTATCCCCACAAAGCAAACGATGCGGACCAATCTCGAACAGGTCGCCCAGCACGATGTCGGTCTGCACTTCATTTGGAATTTCAAAATCATCCTCCTCGGCCTCAATTTCTTTTACGTTATCAAGGTCAGGTAGGTCAAGACCCCACTCTTGCAGTTCCTCGGTATCCCATTCGTTCGCAAGCATCTCCCAATCCCACTCCCCTCCGCTTACGTTGTCCTTGATGATAAAC